CGATTAGTTCGGATTCAGATTTGTTTTGCTTTGTGATTATTGATCGCTTTTATTTTACTGCCTATTCGATTAATTTATGGATAGAAAAAGATGGCTTCCAGATTATAATAATGAGAATGATAGAAAATTAATCAGACTTTTTTCTGAATCAATGCAGGAATTGAGAGCATTATATTTTGAAGCAATGAATGAGTGAAACAAAACTAAAGCAATGAGAATCCTCAAACAATTAGGTCAGATTTCTAAATCGTTGAATTCAGAATATGCTGACTGGTCTAAATACGAATTAACTAAGGAATATGTCAAAGGTGCTTATTACATAAACGATGTAGTAAAATGATGAACTGTATTCCTTAGCTTAAATAAAATTCCACAGAAAGAATTAAACGAAATGCTAAAAGATTTATGACAAATTCATGTGGAAGCAGTAAAAGCTCTGATAAATACTTCTGATATGTATGTGAAAGCCAGCCTAGACTGAATGGAAAGGGTAGCGATTCAGAGTCTATCAAAACTCCATCAAGAAATGGTAAGGGAAGAATTAGCAAAGGGAATACTAAGAGGAGAAAGCATGCAAGAAATGAAGAACGGAATATCAGATTTATTACATGCTGAAAATATAACAAAATTTCAGGATAGAGCTTGAAGATATTGGAATATGGATTCTTATGTAGAAATGCTGACTCGTACAGAGACAAATATTGCTAATACTCAAGGGACAATCAATAGAGCTATTCAGCTTTGAATTACTAAATTTCAAATTACAGAACAGCCAGATTGTTGTGAGATTTGTGCAGAAGTAAATGGCGATATTGTGGATGTGACAGAGTGAGATGTAGAACTTCCACCATTCCATCCAAATTGTAGATGATTTATTACAGCCGTGTTATAAATTCAAAATTAAAAATACAGTTAATACCTAATATTTCAGAGTGTGAATATACGAAAAATTCACACTTTTTAATTTTCGCTTAATATACCAGCCGTTTTAATTGTTAAACCAAAAACGAATGTGGAAACGAATTCACGGTCGCAGAGTTCGAGTCGTACTAGATGCCAATACAGATTGAGCTGGTGGATGAGAATGATGAGACACTACTGGTAAATCCGATGATACCTCTAAGGATGAATCAGGTAAAAAAGAAGAAGAGGGTAAGAAAACTCCAGAGAATGTGCCTTATGACAGATTCAAGGAGGTAAATGATGCTAATAAAGCAATGAAAGCAAAATTAGCAGAATACGAAAAAAAAGAGGCAGAAGAAGCCGAAAAGAAAAAACAAGCAGATGAAGAAGAAGCTAAGAAAAAAGGCGAATTCGAGAAACTGCTTAATCAAAAAGACCAAGAATTATCTGATTTCAAAAAGAAAGAAGAGGCTTGGAAACAGAGAGAAGAAGACCTGAAAAGTAGAAATGCTGAAAGGGTTGAAACTCTCAAAAAGGACTTATGAGAGAATTGGAAAGATGCTGAAAGTTTAATCAGCGATATTGAAGATCCTTTCAAACTAAGTTCGAAGTTGGATTCTTTAGAGAAACTTTACGCCTCTAAAAAATCCAGCAAATCCTCTGGTGGCTCTAATATGCCTTCATGATGAAAGAATGAGGGTAGGCTTGCTGAACTGCAAGAGAGAGCAAACAAAGGGGAATATCTTACTCCATGAGAAACTCAAGAGATGTTAAAACTTGCGAGAGATAAAAGGAGTGAGAAATAATCTTTTATTTAGCTTATTTAACTAAAATGGCTTTACACTTATCAAAAGACTTTTTATTACAAGATTGGGTTACTGCTGTACTTGGTTTAGTACCAGCTAAAAACCTATTATTGCTTGAGAGAGCAGAAAAAGGTGGAAACATCGAAAGCGAAGAATTGTCTTACTACTCACAACAGCAAGTTGCTAGAGCTGGTAAAGCAATGGATTCTGCTGAAGCTGCATGAACTACTCTAAAAGTAGATGCAGATTTATGAGAAAGATTAACTGCTGGATATTTATTGATGGTAGGAGAAGAAGTAATCAAGGTTACTGCTGTTGGAGACAAGAGTGGTTCTGGTAGTGATGCTTATTATCCATTAACAGTAGTTAGATGATATGGATCAACTCCTGCAAGTGCTATATCTGCAAATGCAATAGTAAAAATCATGTCAAAAGCAGAAAAAGAAGAATGAATTACTGAAGATTACAAAGCTGTAGGTTCTGTAAAATATACTAATGTAATTCAAGACTTCTCAAAGACTATCTACGTTACTAAAAGAGCTGCAATTCTTAGAAAGAAAGATATGGATGACCTTATCGATCTAGAAAGATTGGCTAAATTCGACGAGATGTCTCAAGAAATAGATAAAACTCTTTATTACGGTAGACAAAACAAAAATCCTGATGGAGACACAAGAACTACAATGGGATGATGGAAAGAATCTATCGCTAATGCAAACGGAGTTATATTTAATGCAAATTCAGCAATTACTGAAGATGATTTCGAAGCATGTCTTTTGACTATCGCTCAAAGATATGGAGAACCAGAAGGAATCTTCTGTAATGCATGGACTAAGAATGAACTTAGAAAAGCATTCAAAAATAAAGTTTATGTTGAAGATAGAGCAAATCAAGGAGCAGGTACAAGATTAACAAGATTTGTATCTGATTCTCTAGGATATGATCTTCCATTCATGATCGATAATCAAATCGAGAATGGACACATCTTCATCTGAAAAGGTAGACCATTAATCCACGTAATGCAAGATAGAGAATTCGGAAACGATATTTTCTTCGCATTCTACAGAGAAAGCTCTAGCTCTAAAGTAATTTACGAATCTTTGCAGTCTTCTATAACTGCTGAATTCCAATACGCTAACCAAGATGCCTTCATCTATAACGTAGCAGCTGGAAGTAAAGCACCAACTGAAGTTGTTATCAAAAATACTGCTGATGCTCCTGTAAAGATTGAAGGAGAAGTTACTGTAGCGAATGAAGATAGTGATCCAGTTCCTACAAAAGAAATAACTGGATAATCAATGAGGGAGAAATCCCTCTTTGATATTTTAACTCATAATTAACTGAATTATGGCTTTATATCAAATAACTGTAGACTGCAGAATCGCTAACAAAGACTACAAAAGATGAGATGTTGTTAGTGGTCAAGAAGTAGAGTATTTCCCATCTGTAATGTCTCCAATAGGAGAAAATAAGAAGGTAGAAACTCCAGTTGCACCTGCTCCAGTTAAAGCTCCTGAAGAACCTACTGAAGAAGTAGAATCTACTGAAGAAGTAGAAAATACTGATGAAGTAGAAGATGAAGGAGAAACAGCTGAAGAAGAAGCTCCTGAAGAACCTGAAGAAGAAGAGGAAGAGAAAATTCGAAAAAAATCTGCAAAAAAGTCTAAGAAGAAATAATTTTATTTCCATTATGCTAAAAACTAATGACTTTATCAAAACCATTAAACGCATGACACATGGTTCCTAACTCAGCAGAGTTCTATATTGCTAAAGATTGGTGAGATACTCCATTACAATTAGGATTCTATAAGGATCAATCAATGGCAGCTGCATGAGAAAGTACAGAGGACATTTATTCAAACGGAGTCTTGAAAAAGACAAAAGGTTGAAATAAAGTTACTGTAAACGTATCAGTTCACGAATTAACAACTGAAAAGTTGGCAATTCTTCAAAGTGGATTGGTAGAGCTTCATGCTGGAACTGTAACTGGTGAAGTAGAAACTTTGATGCCATGAACTTGGGAGTTAAACAGATGAATACTCCTAAAATATTCAAACGGTGATGGTACAGCTGTAACAGTATCTTCTATAAAATCTCTAGAAGATTGAGAAGAGGTTACTTTGGTGGCTGATGCTGATTATACAGTTTGAGTAAATGCATTCGGTGCATCTTTCATCAAATTAAAGGTAGCTTCAAGCTCTCCTAAATTAAGTGAAGATTCTCCAGCAAAAGCAAAGATTACTATAACTTATAGTACAACTAATGCTAGTGCTCAATTAATGGATCATAAAGAAAATGCAATCGCTGAACCATTTGTTATGATCGTTGTTAATGAGTTCGAATATGAAGGAGAAAAGAAATATATCAAGACTTATCTTGAGAACTGTCAAGCAAGTAAAGCAATGTTAGAGCAAATCTCTGATGATGATAATACTACTGTTGGTTTCCCTGTAGAAATCACAGGAACTATCAAGAAACAAGATTTTATAGGTTTCTCAATGAATCCTTCTAGCTAGTCTTTGCTAAAAACGAAAGAGTAGGGGTTCGAGGTAATGCTCGAACTCCATAAAACAACAGATAGTCGGTGGGGTTTTCTTTCGTTCCTCGCCTTTGGCTATCTGTTTTTTTATGAGATAAATATACAATCATGGCAAACACTCCAATAGATTTACAAGAATTCATGGATTGATACAAGAAATCCGAAGTAGTTTTATGAGAAAAAAAATGGGTATTCCGTGAGCCTAAAATGAGAGATATATGAAAGTTATCACTCATGGAAATGTTGGAAATGTACTGTATCGAATGAGATTGGTCAGAATTTAAGGAGCTGATAGATACTGAGCTACCAGTAGCAAAACATAAAGAATTAATCGAAAAAATATTGAATGATTTGGGTTTAGTATGAACGCCTCTGGAAACGATGTAGAATATTCAGAGGCGATAATGGTTCGGTGTATTTGTATGATCATGCATTTCTACAACTACGAAAAAGAACAAATTATCGAGCTTACTCAAAGTCAAATCTGATATTTGATAGATATGGTGTCGATGATAAAAAATCCTGAATGATTGAAAAAATATAAACCATTAAAATTTGCTAGTGAGTTTGAATTTGAGCAATATATCCTAGAAAGATTCAAGATGACATAACTGTTAGTAATCAAAAAACTAACAGTTTTTTATTTTTGATTATATTACTGCCGTTTATATAAAACCAAAAATGTATGGCATACAATAGAATAATGGCATATAGCGTTAAATATAACGGATTAACTTTCGTAAATAATCCTTTATTCAGGCAGAGTGGAGGTATCCTATGCTTGAAAGAATTTAGTTTTTACGAAGTAGCGACTAATTCAAGTTCCGAAAAATACGCAGTAAGACATGGAGAATATGTTTCTCCTACACAATTAAAAAATAGAAGAGTCAGATTTTTATTTGATATAATCGCTAATACTGAGGAAGAAAGGCGAGCATTATTAAAGAAAGTTCAGAGAGCTTTTACTCCAGAATTAAATCCATCTCCATTTAATGAAAATTTACGAAAAGAACTAAGTTTCTTGGATGTAGATTGTGTGGAATGGAAATGTAAATGTCAGGTTTATAAATGAGTAGAATTATCTGATTTTGCTAATGAAAAGTGGGTATGAATCAGTGTAGAACTAATAACAGATAGTCCTTATTTTTATTCAGACCAAGAGTTTTCTACGACTACTAAAAATACTCTAGCATGAATAAAACTACCTGTAAAATTACCTTTCTATCGAGCATATCATCAGAAATTATTGAATATAGATTATACAGGAATAGTAGATACACCTCTGTATATAACAATGAAAATACTAGATAATGATAGTAGTAACTTCCCTTATGATAAGATAAAAATTATCCATCAAACGTGAGCTAAACAGGAGATACTATATATCGAAGATGTAATTGAACTCTGACTG